TGCACAAGCTACTGACCTTTCTTCAGCGCGAAGAGATCACGTTCACGATCTTGGAAAGCGTAATTTTGCAACAGACGAAAAACGAAACAAATGGCACTGAACAAGCAGGAGATGATTGACAAGGCTCTTGCGATTATCCCGCAAGAGGAATGCGTCACACTGGAAGAGGTGTGGCTATTTCTTGGCATCACACGCACCACGGCATTCAACTACGAGCTTAACAAGGTTGACGAGATAAAAGAGGCTGTCCAGAATGAGAAGATCAAGGTCAAGAAGAAACTGCGCCGCAGATGGCGCGACTCCGACAACGCCACACTGCAAATTGCCGAGTTCAAGCTCTGCTCTGATGACGAGGAACTGGCACGGCTGAACACCCAGAAGGTGAACGCTGACATCGCAGTGACCGGCAAGGGCAGGGTCATCATGGAACTTCCGGAAGATGACGGCGCAGGCTCCTGACATTCGCGTCAAGCTGACTCGGCCGGCTGCCATCACAGTGAAGGCATTGGCCGGCGATAAGCGGTACATCTGCCATGAGGGCGGGTCAAGGTCAGGCAAGACCTTCGGCATCATCCAGGCACTGATCTTCTGGGCCACCAATAACGACCGCAGGAAGGTCAGTGTGGTGAGCCACAGCCTTCCACACCTGAAGCGTGGTGCCATGCGGGACTTCTTCGACATCTTGGAGTCATGGGGATGGTACGATGAAGAGCAGCACAACAAGACCGATGCGATCTACACGTTTGAGAATGGGACTTACATCGAGTTCTTCGGCCTTGAGGATCATGACCGCGCCAAAGGCCCAGGTCGTGACATCCTATTCTGCAATGAGGCTAACCTTCTATCCAAGGCTCTGTTTGACCAGCTCGACATGCGGACACGGTTTAAGGTCATTACCGACCTGAACCCATCCGACTTCGATATTTGGTGTTATCACCTCGCCGACTCCGATGAGGCGATTAAGGTGCACAGCACCTACAAGGACAACACTCATCTGCCCGAACCACAGCGCAGGGTGATCGAGGGCTATCAACACGCTGACCCGATGATGTGGAAGGTCTTTGGCTTGGGTGAGAGGGGAGCGAGTCAGGAGCAGATATACACGCACTGGAAGCTTGTTGACAATGTGCCACAAGGTGAAGTCTTCTACGGGCTTGACTTCGGCTTCAGGAATCCCACTGCAATGGTGCGGGTCACGCTGGCAGATGATGCGCTTTATGTGCATGAAGTGTACTACGAGAGCGGCATTACCACGGGAGAGCTGACAAGCATCATCCCTGACAAGGTCATGGATCCGTATGCCGAGATATACTGCGATGCCGCCGAACCCAAGACCATCGAGGAACTTTACCGGCAGGGCCTGAATGTGAAGCCTGCTGACAAGGATGTGTATGCCGGCATCATGAAGGTGAAGTCGTTACCTTTGTTCGTGACATCGAGCAGCGTCAACTTGATTCACGAATTGAAAAAATACAAGTGGAAGACGGACATGAACGGCAAGGTCATTGACAAGGAACCCGTGAAGATGGATGACCACTTGGTTGACGCAATGAGATACGCAGTGTTCACGAAACTAAAACAGCCCAGGCTCACCTGGGGAGTGATATGAGCATAATCGACAGACTTTTCAGGAAGAAGGGATTGAACCCGGCGGAAATGCAATACGCATTCATGCCGATGAACCAAGGGCAGATCCTTCAGCAATTCGATGCGCAGAAGTACACCGATGCGTATCAAGACAATGCTGATGTGTATGCCATTGTGAGCTTCCTTGCTCGCAAGGCGGCCTCAATCCCTTGGTATGTGTACGAGAAGAAAACCGGCACAAAAGCACGGGTCAGCCTTGAGCGATATAAGCACCTGACGAAGGGTCTCGGCAATCCGGGTGCGCTGGATCGCGCCATTCAGGAGCGCAAGGCTGCATACGATGAGAGCATGGTCGTGGAAGATTCCGCGGTTGCCAACATCCTCAAAAACCCCAACGGTTACCAAGGACAAGATCAGTTCTTTGAGCAGCTCTTCGGCATGCGTTTTTTGACCGGGGAAGGCTTCATCTGGGGCAATGATGGCAACATTGACGAGGGGGAGTTCACCGAGCTGTTGGTCATGCCCAGCCAATTCATGGACTTGGTGTCTGACCCGAATGACCTCTTCGGCGTGCTTGGTTGGCTACTGACTTCCGGGAATGGCAACATTGCACTTCAGAAGTCGGACATCCTGCAATGGAAGAGCTGGAACCCGAAGTTCGACTCCGTGACGCGTCCACACCTTCGGGGGGTATCGCCAATTCAAGCGGCGTGGAACAACTACCTCATGGGTGTGGAAAGCCAGAAGGCCGCCGCCAAGCTCATGGCCAATGGTGGGGCGAAGGGCGCACTGGTGCCCAAAGCCATCGGCAACCAGATCCCATTGGTTGACGAGAAGACCGCCGCCAACATGCAAAGGGCACTCGCTGACCGGGTCAACAACAATGACCGGTATGGTCAGGTGGCGATGCTCCAGACTCCGTGGGAGTTCCTGAACTTCGGGCTGACCTCATCCGAGATGGCTCTCATCGACACGATGAAGTTCAGCCTTGAGCAATGGTGCCGTGTGTTCAGCATGCCGGTGGTGCTGTTCTCTGCTGACAACATGGCCGACAACAACTATCAGAACGCACTCCGCGACCTCGTCACGAACACCATTGTGCCAATGTGCGCACAGCTCCGGGACGAGCTGAACAAGTGGCTGGTGCCGAGGATGGGTGACCGCAATGTGTTCATAGACTTCGACATCATGGCTCTGCCTGAACTGCAAAGGGACATGGAGAAGATGGTCAACGGCCTGCGTTCAGCGGATTGGCTCACTTATGACGAGAAGCGCGTGGCGATGAACTATGAGCCGAAGGGTGGGGCATACGATGCCGCGTACATTGCGCAGGGCCTCATCCCAATCGATCAGGCTGCAAGCGATTTGAGCGGGGAAGACATGCTCGGAGAGATATGAGCGCAGATGAATTGCATATCATCCACACGCTCGTCATGGCACGCTTTCCGAAGCTGCCAACGGAGCGTGGTTGCATCACCGAGAAAAGGATGAGAGACGCTGCCAGAGAGGCATACCGGACAAGATTGATACATGACATCACGGCAAAGAAGATCGTACTGGAGGAGATGGCATCAGCTTCTAAAGAAGCATGAGGATGAAGGTCTGCCCAAGGTTCAGCGTGCTCTCACCAAGCAGGCCGAGCAGTTCATTGCCAAGGCTGAAGAGATAGGCTTTGACCGTGCTTTTCAGCAGTTCACGCTTCTGGATGAGAACCTTCTGAATGTCATCAACAAGCTGCACAAATCGGTCGCGATGGAGTTTGGTAGGCTGACCAATCAGCAACTTAAGAAAGGGCAGAAGGTCTCATTCTTCAACGCAAACTTCCTGCTGACCATCACCGAACTACTCACAAAGCAGGCACTCGATCTGCTCTCACTGATCGAGCAAACGACTAAAGACCGGATCCTGAACATCCTCGTTCAGAGCACCGCCGAGAGATGGGGCTTCGCAGAGATTGCCCGGCGCATCACTCCTGAAGTGGCATCTCCGGCAAGGGCGTTGACCATCACCAGAACAGAGAGCAACCGAGCCGCCAACCTTGCCGCCATCGAAGCGGCCAGGCTACAAGACTACGAGGTGACAAAGGAGTGGATCAGCGTGATGGACTTCCGGACACGCCGGTTCAGTGAAAAAGACCAATACGACCATGCCCAGCTCGATGGCAGGGTGGTTGAACTCGATCAGCCATTCACGCAGCTTGGTCGCACCAACGGCATCACGGCATCCGCTGACTACCCACTCGACCCGGCAGCTCCTGCCGCTTTTACGATAAATTGCAGGTGCGTTCTCGGATTTGAGAACAAGCGGGACGCACAAGGCAGACTAATACCAAAAAGACGATAGCAATGCCAGTCGAACAATGTAGCAACGGAAAATATCGCATCGGAGATGGTGAGTGTGTGTATAACACCGAACGAGCGGCGAACCGGGCATACCAAGCCTACCTTGCCATCGAGGCGAGCGAGGCTGACGATGACGATGACGATGATGATGACGATGACATGAAGGGCATCGTCAATGCCATCATGCACAAGGAAGAGACCTACAACGACTACCCAGAGGCGGCCACCAACAACGCCAAGCGAGCACTGAAGTACAAGGAGGAGAATGGTTCATCGTGCGGCACACCGGTCGGATGGACACGCGCCAATCAGCTCGCCAACCGAGAGCGCATCAGCCGTGACACCATCGCTCGGATGGCATCCTTCAAGCGTCACCAGCAGAACAAGGATGTGCCATACTCCGAAGGCTGCGGAGGGTTGATGTGGGATGCCTGGGGCGGTGATGCAGGGGTTGATTGGGCAATTCGTAAATTGCGTCAGATTGACGAGAAAAATACAAGCATGATCTACGGATATAAGCGCATGACGCAGGATGTGAAGGATGTCGATGTCAAGAAGGGCATCGTCACCGGTTACTTCTCTGCCTTCAACATAAAAGACTCGGATGGTGACATCATCGTACCCGGTGCCTTCCAAAAGTCACTCAATGAGTGGTTCCCGAAGGGACGCATCAAGCACCTTCTGAACCATGACCCACGGCAACCGCTGGGTAAGATCATGGAGCTGAAAGAAGACTCTTATGGCCTTTACTACGAATCACAGATCGGCACTCACACGCTGGGCCGCGACTTCATCAAGATGGTCGAGAGTGACCTGGTGAAAGAGCACTCCATCGGGTTCAACGTAAAGGGCAGCCGGAAGGGCAAGGATGCCACTGAATTGTATGACGTAGTTTTGTATGAAGGAAGTTCTTTGACGAGCTGGGGCGCGAATGAGTACACGCCAATGCTCGGACTGAAATCAATGGATGCAAGGATTGAAAGGGTC